GCTGCGGTGCGGTTTGAATCTGACGACGACGCCTCTACAGACGTGCGTTTGGGTGTTGGTTTTAGGTTGGGCGCGACTCGTCTAGACCTGCAAGCTAACGGTCGACGATGAGCAAGCTTTTACAAGGTAGATTACCGTTTGCGGCCGGGCAATCTGTAGACTCCAACACCTATAACAAGGCTGTACGTTTATTAGAGATCAGTTTAGACTCAGTCGATCCGGATTCTACGCCGCAGTTTACGAATACGAAGAGGGATCAGCTTAAATTCTCCAGAGGAGATTTGATTTGGAACCTGACTTTGAACCTGCTGCAAGTATACGATGGGGCTAATTGGATCAGCCTGTCGCAAGAGTTGCCATATACGACCGATCCCTTAGAGGCACAAGGGCTTGTCGGAAGTGTACAGGTAATAAATAAGGGCGCGATTGTTGTAACCGTCGGATAAATTATGGGACAAGCTGCACTTCAGTACGATGAGTTTGAAGATATTGAACCGATAGAGGTTCCTGCTGGCGGCATCGCCTCGTTTTTGACCGCGACTGAGGGCTCTTGGGCCACGGATGACGAAGATGACTTGCCTCAAACGGGCATCGCTCAAGTCAAGCGCGTAGCCGATCAACTCGCAACATATGGTCGTCACGAAGACGAATACATGATCCACGCTGCAGAGGGCGAAACCGTCATACCGATGGAGGTCTTCCGCAAAAACCCAATTCTTAAAGATCGTATCTTCCAACAAATGCGCGACATGGGCATTGAGCCTGAGCGTTATGTGGTGGGTAACGAGCTAAATTCTCTGAACCCGGTCACCGGGCAACCAGAATTCTTTTTAAAGAAGCTTTTTGGTGGATTGAAAAAGTTTGTCAAAAAAGCGGTCACGGTTGTATTACCGATTGTCGGTGCTGCTTTCCTCGGACCTTTGGGCGCGGCTGCCGGATCAGGCATCGCGACACTAATCAACGGCGGTAACTTGAAGGATGCGTTGAAGTCAGCGGCTATTAGCGGTCTGACAGCCGGTGTGATGAACGGTATTAGTGGCGGCATGTCCGCTGCTGGAGAGGGTGGTAGTTTCTTCCAAGGCTTCAAGGCCGGTGCGGTCGGAGAAGGTGCGTTTACAAGAACAATTGGTGAGGCTGCCGCTGCCGGTGGAGCGCAAGCTGCCGAAGCTGCTGCAGCCGCTTCCTCTTTAGAAAGTATTGCGAACCCGACTGCCGCTTCACAAGCTGCGTCAGCACAACAAGCTCAGTTTACTTACATGCCTGATGGGACGGCAGTGCCCGTAGAGGCAGCCATAGCACCTCCGCAAGCTATTCCGAGCGTGGTAACTCCAGCGCAACAACAAGCTCAGTTTACTTACATGCCTGATGGGACGGCAGTTCCTGTTCGTGCGGCAGCAGCCGCCCCGACAACGACTGCGACAACTATGCAAGCTGTAACAAAACCGACACAAGCGATGTATGACGCAAATGCCGGAGGCTTACGGGGTGTAGTGGACGCTGATCCGGCTAACCCTTTGTATTCAAACATACAAACGTCCGCTGGAACGACCGCATCAACGCCGAACATAATCACAAGTGACACCGAAGCATTACAACGCATGGGTTTCAGTGATTCGCAAATACGAGATTATCAAGCTGGTACAGGGGCACCTACAACCGGCGTTGGCGGCGCTTCGGCGGGTGCGGGAGCTACTATGGGCCCGCCCGCTCCTACTACCGTGCAACCACCGGGCGTAGTGGACAGCGTCAAACAGATATTTGGCATTGGAGCTGACGTACAAGCGCAGCCGATTGAAGGTTTGAAAAACCTTTTCTTGCCGGGTATGGACGTCAATGCCCAAGCTCAGGCAATCGCAGAGCGGGCCGCTGCTCAAGGCACTTTGCCTCCGGGGTACAACGTGCAAACCTATGCGGCAAAACTAGCTAAAGATTCTCTTTCAGGGATAGGCGGTGTTGCGCGTAAATTTGGTCCCGCTTTTGGCGGAATAATGGCTTTAGATGCTTTGAGCAGACAGGAACCGCAAGACTATAATGTCGCCGAACAAGTCACCGGTTTTGACCTACGAGAGCAAAACCCTTACAAGTACGAGCTTGGCGCCGGCACCATGCGACTGCCGTCTACTTACACAATCCAAGACGTGTCGAGTCAATATACGCCTATCAAAGCGCCTGTTTATCAACCCGTCCCGTTAAGCGTGGCCCAAGGCGGTGAAATCGACAACTTCCCACGCATGAACGGCCGTATTGACGGTCCGGGCACTGAAACCAGTGACGATATCCCTGCTATGTTGAGCGACGGTGAGTTTGTGTTTACGGCGAAAGCTGTGCGTGGCGCCGGCAACGGCAGCCGAGAAAACGGAATGCAAAACATGTACGACCTAATGAGCAAGTTTGAGAGAATGGCGTAATGGCAGAGAATACAATTACAACGCAGGTTGTTCGCGAAGCGCCAGAAATTGAAGCGTACAAGTCGGGTATTTACTCCGACGCTCTAGACTACGTTCGACGTTTACAAGAGTCAGGCATCGCACCGCCTACGCAAGCTGTCGCAGGCATGACGGCTGACCAAATAGCGGCAGGCGACATCATTCGAACAGGTATCGGTGGCTACGAGCCTTTTCTGCAGGGTGCTCTACAATCTACGCAAGCCGGTCAAGACGTCATCACCGGTGGTGCGTTGCCCGGTATACAGGCGGCTTTATTGGCCCAACAAGGCGGACTTGGCACTTTACGAGAAGCACAGACCCTCGCAGCAGATACTCGCGCAGAGCCATACAGCTTCCGCGATCAGGCCATACAAGGGCTTTCTAGGGCTGCCAGTGACATTACCGGCGCTGCTGCTGGTGTGCCTCTACAAGTACAAGCGGCACAGCGTGGACTTTCTGCTGCCGATGTAGCCGCTCAACGTGCTGCAAGCGACACGGCTACACGTTTGGGACTTGGTGCTGAACAGGGCAGGCAACTTGCTGCCGATGTAGGCATCGGGGCTCTTGGTACAGCCGGTGCGTTGGGTGGACAACTTGGTGCTGCTACTAGAGGCGGCTTACAAACCGCCGCTCAAGGACAACGGGGTCTACTGCAGTCAAGACAAGATATTGGCGGAATTAGAGGCGGGCTTACCGACGCGGGCGCACAGTTCGACCCCAGCGGTATAGCGGCGTTTATGGACCCGTACACACAACAGGTGGTAGAGGCTGCTCGACAAGAGTCTTTGCGTACCGGTGAATTACAAAAACAACAGGCTCGGGCACAGCAAGTCGCTGCCGGGGCCTTCGGCGGTTCCAGAGGTGCGGTACAAGCTGCAGAGATTGATCGAGCTATCAATGACCAGATTGCCAGACAAACTGCAGGACTGTTAAGCCAAGGCTACGGACAAGCACTGCAAGCGTCACAACAAGCCTTCGAAGCAGGTAAAGGACGTGAACTACAAGCGGCTGGACTTGGTGGCCAGTTAGCGCAGTCTGAAGCAGGGCTCTCGGCCCAAGGCGCACAGTTAGGCATGTCTGCGCAACAACAGGCGGCTGCAAACGCACAGGCACAAGCACAAGCGGCACAGGCTGCTCAACAGCTACGCGGTTCTATTGGCTTACAGGCAGGTCAAATGGGTCAGCAAGCTGCGCTTCAAGGCGGTCAGCTTGGACTATCTGCTGCAGAAATAGCCCAACGTGGCGCGCTACAGGGCGGTCAATTAGGCATGCAAGGTCAACAGTCATTGGCTTCGATGGCGGGTCAAAGAGCCGATCTAGCACGGGCAGGCGGTCAACTAGGACTGCAGTTTGGTCAATTAGGCCAAGCCGACGTTTCACAACTTGCGGCTCTTGCAGGCCAACAACAACAGGCGGCACAAGGCATTGGCGCTTTGGCAGGTCAAGCCGGTCAGTTAGGCGGACGTCTGGCCTCTATGGGTCAAATACAAGCAAGCTTAGGTCAACAGGGTCAGCAACAACGCGCGGCAGACGTATCTCAGTTGATGGGCTTCGGTGGCACACAGCAACAGCAGGCTCAAAACGTGCTGAACGCACAGTTTGCCGCTGAACGCCAAGCGTATGACGAGCCGTTCAGACAGCTAGGTTTCTTGGGCGACATGACGAAAGCGTTGCCATCATCACAAAGTGCGGTGTTTCAACAATCGGCGCCTAGTCCGGGCTTTGCTCAACAGGTCGCCGGTCTGGCAGCAGGTGCGGCAGGATTATCGAGGGCTTTTTGATGAACGTAATGAATAGACCTTTGTTTCGTGCGGCAGGCGGTGAAACGAGCAAGTTTCCTGATCTGAGCGGTGACGGTAAGGTTACTCAAAAAGATATCTTGATTGGTCGTGGTGTCATACAAAAACAAGAAGGCGGGCCAATCATGCCTCAAGAGGCGGCCGGTCAGGTACAGATGGCCTCGGAAGCCGAAGGTCAGCAGGTTGGTCTGGACTACGTCGCTAACACACTCGGCGGTATCGACCAAGCAGAAGACATAGAAAGCATGATCAACGCTATACGTGGCAATGACATGCCGATCGAAGCACGGCGCACGGAACTAGCAGAATTTGTAGGTCAAGAAGACGCGATGGCAACGCCAGAAGCCGTTTTAGCGATGGTACAGCCGGCGATAATGCTTACAGAAGAAGGCGCCATGAACAGTGGTATCGGCGATCTGATGCAGGGTATGACCTCAGACATCGACATGGCGACTGAAGGTGGTCAGCCCACGGACATGGGCCAAGGCGTTGGTCAGTTGATGATGGCCGGTGCTCCAATGGAAGAGGCCCCGCAACAATTTGCAGCCGGCGGTGGTGTTCAAAAGCCCGTTCAATACTTTGCGCAAGGAACACCCCCACCTTTTTTTAATTTGGATGAAGAAATAGCTGCTTTGAGTATTGCCGGTGGACCTCAAACACCTGCCGAGCTAATTGGAAACGAAAAATTCATGGCCGCACTGACTCAAGACGCTTTGACCGCTCGTCCCGTTAGAACTGCTCAAGAATACTCCACTGATTTTGAAAAACTTCTTACAGACGCCGCTGATTTGAGCGGCGCGGATGCGGCTCGCAAGCAACAGATGGCTCTAGATTTAGCGGCCGCTGGTTTTCAATTTGCATCGGGACGAGATGCACAAGGTCGCAACATAGCCGGCCAACCCTTCCTTTCTCAAGTAGGGGCAGTGGCGGCTCCTTTTGCGCAACGTCAGGCTGAAAGACTTGCTAAACAAAGAGACGCGGAACGTGCAATCAAAATAGCAGCCGTCAAAGAAGGTATAGGAGCTCAAACGAGAGCTCAAACTGCGCAAGACAAAGCTATCTCAGATGCGCGGCAGGCGCTTTTGACCACCGGTCTAGAGAAAAGCCGGCAGCAATTGGAACGTGAAAAAACTGACGTAACATTGCTGGCAGCGGCCAAACAATTTGAAGCTCAAGTCGGCTACAATATTTTTGATGCCGACGAAAACGAAAGAAGACTGAAAGAGACGGACGCACGTAGAAACAACATCCAACAAGAACAAATGGCCCTTGCCGATGAGCTACAAAGAGGCCGTATGCGATTGGCGGAAGACTTAAGTGCAGAAGAAAGAGCCGATCAAGAGCGCATACAACGAAGAAATAACCTGCAGCTGCAAAGTTTTAAAGAACAAAATGCGTTAAGCAATTTTGAGTACAGTAAGTTATTGAATGCGCAAAACTTTTCAGACACAAAAGATTTAACAAAACTGAAAGCCGATCTAGCGCGCGACTCCCAAATTCTCAACGCTGAGTTGCAACAAAATTTACAAGATAGCAAAAATGCCTTTGTAGCAGGCGAAAACGCTTTAGAACGAAACTTGCGATCCAGAGCTTTTGATTTAGAAGTTGAAAAATTTGAATTACAAGAAACGGTAGTTGACGATCGTTTGTCTCGTTTACCTAGCACTGATGGCGGCGGTTTATTTGGCACTGGAGAATCTCAACAAGAACAGCTGAACCGTATTGAATTAGAAATGGGAGAGCTACAGAACCAAGCTCTTCAGCAAAACATTGACCTACGGTTTTCGGCAAACGAGGTCGAAACTTTTATTAATTTGCGCAACGACCAAAGACAGCAAAGACGCCAAGCTTTGGACGAAGCTCAAGCTTTGTTAAATGGAGCCGCGAGCACTGAAGGGGCACTGCCCTACGGTACGGCCGCTGAACAATCCACCCTGCTTGGTGACACGAACGCAATACAACTCTACGCCCAAGGCTTAGTAGTGCCCGGTTTTGATCAGGCTTTGACAGAAAAATACGGCAGACAAAGTTTAGACGTTACAGGGCGACCTTTGCCAAATCTCAATTTGCCTCCAGCATTACGCTCTGCGCTACAAGCAAGACAAGAAATGGGACTAGCCATACCTCGTATACCGGGTTTTGCACAAGGCGGCCCTGTAGAGCAACAATTGCCCGGCGGCCCTTACGATCCGATTACCGGGCGCTTAGTGATGCCGGGTGCGGGACGGTCGGCGATGCCCACGGGTGCGGCCGCTGCTACTGGTGAAAGGTCCTTCCCGCCGCGTATCACGCAAGACATAGAGGACATCACGCTTGCAACAGGAGGACGTGAGGCGATTGGTAGCAGATTTGGTACAGTTGCAAACTTAGCCGGAAATATCATTTTTGGCATTGAACCCGGTATTGCACGGGACACCAAACAAGCGCAAAAAGCGGTGGAGACGTTAAGCACCATTGCAACAACCACTCTTATGGCTGCGATTCCCGGCAAAGACAATGTCGAACTGCAACGGATGTTGAAGAACTTGCAGGTGCCTGCAGGTACGTTTGCTTTGCAAGACGAAGAAGCTTTTGACTACTTCAAAATAGCGCGTCAAACGATGGATCTCGGCATCGAAAATCAAACAGACTTACTGCAAAACGCCAATTTAAATCGCCGTGAAATCGCCAAAGTGCAAGAAGATTTAGCACAAATGAACGCGATTAAGGCTGAATACGACAATGTGATTCAAGCTTACGAAAACAAATTGAAGCCTTCTGAAGAAGTTTTCGATGAACTGGATAAGTTTTTTAAATAATGCCAATTCCAAGCACCTTTTTGCCGTCTACCATCATTCAACAGACTCGTGTCGGGGCTGAGAAAGAGCAAGAGGCTTTGGACAACGCACGACAGAAGCTGCAACAGCCTGTCGATTTTGATTTTTCGGGCGCTTATGAAATGTTGCGCGAAAAAGGTTTTGATGAAAGAACCGCAATGGACACGATTGCCATCAAATTAGGCGAAAAAAACAACTTCGACGTGCAGGCTGCACGGAAAGCTGGGTTTACGAATGAAGTAATCGTAGCCAAATTAATCGGTAGAGATCCGGATGATTTGGTATCTAGCCCCGGATACACTCTCGCACAAGGGTTCGGACGTGGCGCGCTTTCGGGCGCTCCGGCAGGTGCCGCTGGATATGCCGCCGCAGCAGGTCTGGGAGCTTTAGGTGTAGCATCTGCCCCGGTGTTGTTGGGCGGTGGTTTGCTGACAGCACTTGTGGTCGGAGCAACAGGTGTAGGAGAAGCTTTAGAGGACGTCGTTTTTGACGAACGAGAGCTACTGCCGTCAGAGCGACCTTTTGGTGTTGCCGGTGAAACTTTGGGTGCCGTCGCTTCTTTAAGCCCCACTACACAAGTCGGTTTAAAAGCCATACCCGACGCCGTCGATTTTGGATCAAAACGATTGATGGCTGAATTGAGAACAGCAAGAGAGGCCGCTTTAAAAATTGACCCAACAAGCGCAGTCAAGACAAAGGGCACGGGGCAAATAGCCCGTCGTCAATTTTTAGAGGATTTAGTCAGCGGGGTTGGGAAAAGGGCCAGAGAGGCGGGGCCCACTAAATTTGCAACACAAGAGTTGTTTTTGAGCGTGGTCCCAGCAGCAGCGGAGGGCTTTGCAGAAGCCTACTACCCCGGTGATGACGAAATGCGTGCAATCGCAGGTATTGCAGCCTCGTTCGTTCCCGTACCCGGTTTAGGTTTTGTGGCTGAAGCTGCGCGGCCGGCGGCAACGGTTATGAAATCGGATATCGAAGAAAAAGGTTTTAAAAGATCTGCGCAGAATTTGTTTGGTGCCAGAGACAGGCTTGAGCGTAAGCGGCAAAAATCAGCAAGAGAGTTCATCGCCCGTGCTTATGAAGCGTCTGGGGGCAACCCTATTGAATTCGCAGACGAATTAGACCGATTAATCGCAGCAGATCCCGAATTCGCACAATCTGTTACACCCGGACAACTAACAAACAACCCGTTTTTCTTGTTGCAGGAAGCAATTACTCGTAAAAACAGTCCTATACTGTCTGAACAGACAAAAAAGGCGGGTGAAGAAGCCTCGGCAAAAGTGTCCACGTTGATCGAAACGCTAAAAAATGTGGACAACCAAGACGCTTTACAGGTTGCAGGAGAACTGGAAACAAAGCTGTTCAACACGCAACTGCAAAACCTTATTGATCAAGCAATGTTAAAAGCAGCCAACGCTGCAGAAAAGGCTGGTGCGGTGCGTCAAGGCGAGCTCACCAGTGTGGACGTCAGCAAACAGCAGGGTGCCATCTTAAAAGATGCGGCCGTCAAGGCTATGAAAGACGCGAAAGAAGTAAGACGTAAATTATACGCCGCCGTCGACAAACGCATGGTTATCGACCCGACTCCAATTTTGCAGTCATATCGACAGCTTTCTGCCGATTTTTTGTTGACTGCAGCGGGCGATTTGAAAGGCGATTTAGTAAAAGACCTTCAAAACTACGGTTTGGATCTTGGTGGCGACGTTTTCAACAACATTGTGACAGAGGCTGGCAAACGCAAAAAGACTCTTACTAGCCGTCTAAACACTATCGGTTCAACCTTTCAAAAGACCGCGCAGAACGACCCAGAGGCTTTTAGTGAGTTTGATTTATTAGTCGACACGTTAGGTGGCCCACAAAAACGAGGATACGAAGCACGTTTAGACAGAGTCATATTAGGTTTTGGTAAAAAAGCAGACGAAGAAGGCGCGCTTGGCGCGGAGTTACCGCAAAGAGTACGAGCAAATGTGTTAAAACTTGCTCAAACCTCCAAAGAGGTTGAATCGGTGCAACGTAACATCCGTACGATTGACGACGATTTGAGCAAAATTTCTTTGTCGGATTTCGTCCAAGACGAAGCAGTCCCTCAATCTCTCGGTGAAATACTCGCGTTTCGTAACAAAATACGCCAACTCAAAAGAACTGCCGAAAAAGGTTTCGTGGAAGGCCCAACAACCGCGCAATTAGCTGTATTGGATAATGGTGTTAACGTGGCCATTCAACAGCGAATTCAAGGTGGTTTATCGGCGGGCAGAGATGCAAACTTAGAGGCTCTGGAAACGGCTGAAAGATACGCAAACTCATACAACCGCGTGTTCAACCAGACTTTTGCCGGCGAACTTGGGCGTACAAAAGCTGCAGGAGCCGATCTCCTTGATCCAGAGACAGCGATAGATCGTTTGTTTTTGGGCATGGATGGTACGCAAGCCAAACGTGTAGAAGATATGCTGACTGCAATGCGTTTCGAAGGTGTGCAAGATGAGGACTTGTTGGGGTCTGTTACCGGCGCAATGGACGCTTTTCTACGTGACAAACTTGCGCGCATGGCTACCCCCAGCAGCCGAGTAAATCCAATCACAGGAGAGCGCGAAGAATTCCTACAGCTTACCCAAAAGCAACTGGATACTTTCAAAGACCAATACAAAAACACTATATTGGCCATAGACCCAAACGGTGCCCTGCTAGACGATCTATCTGACGTTTCCCGCGCTCAAACAGCCTTAGAGGCTGCGTTTGATACCGCCAGTGATCGTGCAAAAACAAAAGCAAATGAAGCTAGTTTGGGGTCGTTTTTGGAGGCAGAAAGCGCGGAGAGAGTTGTTACAAACATCTTGATTGGCGATTTTCCAGAGCAACGCCTTGGTCAAATAGCAAGAGATATTAATCGAGCGTCAGGCAACGAAGCTTACAAAGAGTCTTTGCGACAGGGCTTGTTTTCCACGGTGCTTGGGTCAGTAATTTCCAAAACCAGAGCGCCTTCTACACGCGACGGAAAAGCTGTGGTGGATTTTCGTAAACTTTACGATGTCTTGTATGACACACAAAAAACTAAAGACGTACACAAGTTTAACAATTTCAAAGAGGGCGGCGTGTCTTTGGCTAAAGTTCTTGAGAACGCAGGAGTTTTGCCTGAAGCAGAAGCAAAGGCTCTGAAAGAGTTTTTACAACGTGGCAAAAACTTACAAGAAGCGATTGCAGACGGGGCAGATGACTTCATCAATTACAACGACACGGATGCTATGAAAGATTTTGTTGCCCGCTTCGGTGGCGCACAAGCAGTGTCTGAGGTTGCTAAAATGCTGGGCCTCAGTCCCACAATTCAAACGACAGGTGCGGGCGCTAAACTTGCTCAAAACCAATTCCTCGCGCTACCACAAATGGCGTTTAAAGATTTGCTGATAGACATTTCAAAGCCCGGGGGAGCATCCGCTTTGGCGCAGGCACTACGTGCAGGCGCCTCTGAAAATGAGCAAGTAGCCGGTTTGAGCCGCTTCCCCGGTTACCTTGCGTCTCGCCTACTGAGAGCACCAAGCTACGTTGCTTCCGTTGCCGTGCGACCAGTAGAGGAACCTACGCCAGACCCTACTCCCGCAGCCCCCGTGGCACCGCCGATCGCAGGACCTGCACCGGCAGCTTTAACACCTCAAACGCCACCAGCAGCCGCACGGCCGCCTGCGGCACCCGATCCGACTATAAGACAACGCTACGCAGCGTTGTATCCGAACGATCCAGTGTCCTCACTGATCGAGCAACAGGGCATAGCCGGCTTACCACAAGCCCCTAGATAAGCCAGCTACGCGCTTCTTCGCCCAGCACTTGTTGGGCGAGGTTTATCTTGCCTTTCAACGCTTGGATGATCTTCTCGTCCACAGTCTTGGGACTGACCAGATCCACGTACAGCACGTGATGTTCCTGTCCAATTCGGTGTGCGCGGTCTTCTGACTGCAGCCGTATCTCAAGGTCGTACGAGTTGTTGTAGTACAGCACGTTGGTCGCAGCCGTCAGCGTCAGTCCATAGCCCCCGGTGCGTGGATTAGCCACAAAAAAACGTGCTTCACTGTCAGGCTCTTGGAAGTTAGCCACAATGTCGGCTCGCTCTTCAGCAGGCGTGGCGCCGTAGAAAGTGACCACGGAACTTGGTCCATAGGTGTCTTTCAGCGTTTGCTCTATGGCTTGTATGTCATAGACATAAGACGCCCAGATAATGACCTTACCCATCATCTCACTGATTACTTCAAGCATCTCGTTCATACGATTGCTTGGCAGCGCCTGTATCTCACCGTCGTCGGTGCGTAGGTGACCGCAACAAATTTCTTGCAGTCGCATAATCTGTGTCAGCACGCTTTGGGTTGTGGATAACTCACCCTGATCAAGCATTGCCAGTGCGTATTGACGCATTTGTGCGTAGGCATCTTTTTGTTCTTTGGTCAGTTCGACCGATCGCTGTGTGTATATCTTGTCTGGCAAGTCGAGGCAGTCTTCTTTCAATACCCTGTGGCTGAAGCGTTCTAGCCGTTCGTTGAGCTCATCAAGGTTTCGGTAGCCGACGATCTGTTGGAAGCTGCGCGCGCCAAACTTGCGTTGCTGCAGTTGAGCATAGCGGCCTTGAAAGGCGTAGTAACTGTCGAAGCCAAGGGCTTTTGATCCTAAGAAACCGCACTGCGAGAACAAGTCCATAGGGTTCTTTGTGATAGGTGATCCCGTAAGAATACGTCGGTACTTGGCTTTTTTGCCCAACGCGATGATGTTCTTGGTGCGTTGCGCCGCTCTGTTCTTGATCGACGTGCTTTCGTCTACAACCACAAAGCTGTCCGGGTTGTAATCCAAAAACTTAGTGGCCACGTCTTTACCTTTCTTGGTCGACAGGGCTTCTGTGTTCATCACAAAGATTCTTAGGATGCCCGAGGCTTTGCGCACAGCCACGTCTCGCAGTTCTGCTTTGAACTTCTGTGTCACATTGGGCTGCCAGAGCACGACCTTACGTTCTATTCGGTCAGGTAGGTGCTGTGGTATTTCTTTGTTTACCCAGTTTGCGTACACGCCCTTCGGTGCTATGACCAACGCTGCCTCGACGCGTCCGGCTTCATACAGCGCGGCTAGGGTGTCGATAGCTACCTTTGTTTTACCTGTACCCATCTCCATGAAAAGAGCGTAGGCGTTACGTTCCCACGACTTGTCGAAGGCAACTTTTTGGTGTTCGTAGGGCTCAGTTTTAAATTCGTACATTTGGTTTCTTTTTCGTTGACATAAGGGACAATATAAGATTACCCTGCGTTTGGGAAGTGTCGAAAGGCGCTTATTTGACTAAAAACGACCGAGGACAACGACATGGGTCTACTTGACGAGATGGAGGGTGACAGCAATAGCTCACTTGAAGTTCCAAACGATTCTGGGCTTGGCGCGGTTGCAAAGCTTGCCGAAAAAATTATCGCGCAAGAGAAGCACGTCAAACAACTAGAACTGGAACTGAAAGACTCAAAAGCAAAACTTTTGAAGATGACAGATGAAGATCTGCCGTCTGCAATGCAGGAACTCAACCTTTCTACGTTTAGTTTGCACGATGGGTCCAAAGTCAGTATCAAGCCTACTTACGGCGCACGCATCAGCAAGGACAACGAAGACAAAGCCTTTGAATGGCTACGTGCTCGTAATGAAGGTGATCTTATAAAGAACACCATCACCTGCCGGTTCAATAAAGAACAGGATAATGAAGCGTCTGCGCTGTTTGCTGACCTGCAAAAGCAACACCTCGATCCCGAACGCAAAGCGGAAATCCATAGTGCAACTCTACGCAGTTGGGCTAAGGGCCGCATTGAAGAAGGTAAAGAGATCGACATGGAGCTTTTTGGTGTCTGGGTAGGCCAACGTGCAGAAATCAAGAGAGGTTGATATGGCTACGAAAGAAGTAAGTGAAGAGAAGAACAAGGACGTCGCAGTGGTCGACGCCACCATGTTCGAAGCGGATGCCGGTGTTGGCATGCAGATGGATCAAGACGATCTGGCGCTGCCATTTTTGAAGATCCTGTCCGGTAACGACGAGATCCTAGAGGTCATCGACGCAAAGCCGGGTGACGTGTACAACACGGTGACGGGCGCGATCTATAAGAGCAAGGAAGGCTGCAAAGTCATCCCTTGCCACTACGAGCGTCGGTTCTTGATGTGGGCACCACGGGGCTCAGGCTCTGGCGCACCGCTCCAGAACTACGGCATAGAGGACGAGCGCCCGGAAACGAAGCGTGACGATAGCGACAACAAAGACTACGTGGTCGGTGGCGAGGGCGAGTACCTTGAAGAAACCCACCAGCACTATGTTGTGGTCGTAGAAGACGACGGTACGTTCAGCACTGCGCTGATCCCCATGAAGTCCACGCAACTCAAGAAGAGTCGCAAGTGGAACTCCATGATTGCGTCACGCACCATGCTCAATGCGAAGGGTCAGGCGTTTCAGCCGCCGCGTTTTTCACATGTGTACAAGATGTCCACCATCAAAGAAGAGAACTCCAAGGGTTCTTGGCATGGCTGGAACATCGAACTGGACGGTCAGGTTGAGGACGCGAATGTCTACCGGTCTGCTAAAGCGTTCTACGAATCCATTCGTGGTGGAGAAGTAACGGTCAAGCACACTGCTGACACTCAACAAACAGAAGGGGCTGACCCTTTCTAACCGCTGTAGGCAACCCGGTGTCTCTAGGCCCTGCATATCGTTCTCAGCCGCAGGGCCGACCGGGACCTTGGAATAATAGATGATAGATAAGTTTTCAACGATTTTCGATGGACTGCGGCTGGCCTACGGCACGTTTAAGATCGAAGATCGCAACGCAAAAGGCAAAGCCACCGGTAAAGCGATGATCGTCCGTGAAGAGCGGACGGAAGAAACGTGGCAAATGCACCTTGATGGCACGCAGTCTGTCGGGATTATCCCGATCAACGAAGACAACCAGTGCCGCTGGGGTTGTATCGACATTGACGAATACAACTTCGACCACACCGCACTGATCAACAAGCTCAAGAATTTGAAGCTGCCGCTAGTGGTCTGTAGAAGCAAATCTGGCGGCGCTCACGTGTTTTTATTTACAGACGACTTCATACCCGCGAAAGACATGCAAGACGTCTTAACGCGCCTCTCCGTAGGTCTGGGGTACGGTGGCAGCGAGATCTTTCCGAAACAGATTGCATTGAACCTAGATCGTGGCGACGTCGGCAACTTTTTGAACATGCCGTACTTCGACCATGAGAACAGCCTGCGCTACGCGTTCAACCCAGATAGCAGTGCTGCAACCATAGAAGAGTTTTTTCAACTGGTTGCTGAAAACGTCCAGACACGCGAACAGGCGCTGGCCCTGATCGTCGAGCAGGACAGTAGTCTGCCGATACAAGACGGTCCACCGTGCCTGCAGACACTGTGCAAAGACGGGATTGGCGAAGGCGCCCGCAATAACGGTCTTTTTAACGTGGGCGTGTACCTACGAAAGGCGTTTCCGGACACATGGGAGTCCGAGATCCTGCAGCACAACATGCAGTTCATTCATCCACCGCTGCCCTTGGGCGAGGTCAACTCAGTTGCCAAGCAGTTGCTGCGCAAAGACTACGCCTACAAATGCAAAGACGCCCCGATCAACTCGGTCTGCAACAAAGAACTGTGCATGACGCGCAAGTTTGGGATTGAAGCGGTGGTGTCAGGCGTGCAGATCGCCAACCTACGCAAATACAACTCAGTGCCGCCCGTGTGGTTTCTGGACGTCGAGGGCAAGCCCCTAGAGATGGGCACAGACGATCTGTTGAATCAGATGGCGTTTCAGCGGGCATGCGTCGAGCAGCTTAACTTCTACCCTCGCACGATGAAGAAAGACATGTGGGAGACACGCATCAACGCTTTGCTGACTGAGATGCAAGAGACAGATGGTTCTATCATCGAAGTGTCAGAGGACGTCAGCGTCAACGGTATATTCAACGAGCACTTGGAAGAGTTTTGTACTGGGCACCAAGCAGCGGAAGAGAAAGAACAGATCCTGCTCAAGCGCCCTTGGACAGACGAAGAGAAGAACGAGACATACTTCCGGCTCAAAGATCTGGAAGGTCACCTGCTCAAGGCCAACTTCAAGCATTTTAAGACGCATCAGATTGCACAGCGCCTGCGAGACATCAACGGTGAGGCCACGCAGCTACGGATTCAAAGCAAGGTCGTGCGGCTGTGGAAGATCCCAGCGCACAAGGTTACAAAGACGGTCATACGCGACCCACGGTTCACAGCAGATGAAGAGGTTCCGTTTTGAAGATTGACAAAGACGTCGACATTCCACCCAACGCGGGCTGGGGTCGCTGGGTAAGCTTGGTCAAAGATATGAAGATTGGCGACAGCATCGAAGTGCGAGACGGCAAAGAGCGTAACGCCCTGCGCAAAGCGATGGTGGACGCAGGGTACAAGGTTGTGCAGCGCAAGAACCATGAAGAATCAACGGAAGATCAGGTTCTGATTCGACTATGGCGGGTTAGCTGATGCAGCGCATCTTCGGTCCACCCGGCACAGGTAAGACAACCACGCTGCTCAATCTGGTCGACAAAGCATTGGTCGACGGTGTGCCACCCACGCAGATTGCGTTCTTCGCGTTTACACGCAAGGCCGCGACCGAAGCAAAAGAGCGGGCTGCCGCACGTTTCAACCTCGATCCAAAGACTGACCTGCCTTTCTTCCGAACCATCCACAGTCTGGCGTTTCATCTGACCGGACTGAAGTCTGAGCAGTTGATGACTGCGCAGCATTATCGCGAGGTCGAGCGTAAGATTGGGATTGCACTGGTCAGCGGTGACGTCCAAATGTACGAAGTCGAAGAAGATCTGAGCAACAGCCTGCGCAAAGAGTCACCGATCTTACGGTTGGTCACTCTGTCCCGGCTCAAGAAGTCAGAGCTACAAACCGAATACAACGCAAGCGATCTTGAGTACACGTGGCTAGAAGTGGACTACGCAGCACGGGCCTTGGCTCAATACAAGAAAGAGTTTGGCGTCTACGATTATACCGACATGCTTGAGCTCTTCGCACGCTCTGCCCATGAGGTGTGCCCGTCATTCAAGCTATCCATGCTGGACGAGGCGCAGGATCTAAGCCCGCTGCAGTGGGACATTGCCCACGCGATCGATGAAAAGTCAGAGCGGATGTACTGTGCAGGCGATGACGATCAGGCGATCTACAAGTGGAGTGGTGCCGACGTCGATCATTTCATTAACTTGCCCGGAGGCAGCGAGGTGCTAGAGCAAAGCTTCCGCATCCCGCGTCTTGTACACGAAGTGGCTGACCGAATCTCTCGACGCATCAAGCACCGGTTTCCAAAGTCGTACCTGCCCAAGACAGAAGAAGGCCGCATACAAAACATCTCGACCTTTGCAGAACTGGACATGGCTCACGGCTCTTGGCTGTTCTTGTCGCAGGCCCAGTACTTCCTGCACCCAGTGCGCGACCATCTCAAAAGCCAAGGCTATTTCTTTGAGATACAGGGGCGGCAAAGTTTACGACTCAAGGTGCGAGAAGCTCTTGAGGCATGGCGCACGTTGCAGCGTGGCAACCCGATCACGTACGATCTGGCCAAGGTGCTGTACAGTTACATGACAGGCAATGGCGTGCGTGTTGCACGTGGCCACAAAAAGATTCTTGGGGAAGAAGACGATACGTTCACGTTCGAAGAGTTGCGAGACAACAACGGGTTGCTGGCAACGCTTGATATGGCGTGGAACGAGGCTCTGGATAAAGTACCGGGTGTTGACGTCGCGTATGTCAATGCACTCGTGCGACGAGGCGAAGACCTCACAGCGCCTCCCCGTATCAAACTATCAACAATTCACGGCGCAAAGGGCGGTGAAGCAGATAACGTGGTGTTGTTTACGGATTTGACGGTCGCTGCAGAGCGATCGATGGACGATGATCCAGACAGCATGCACCGTGTCTTCTACGTTGCGGTCACACGCACAAAGAAGAACCTGTTCACTGTCTTGCCAGAAAACTTTTATCGGAGCTATACGTTATGAGCGATCACTTTGAGGTCAGTGTCGGTGACCGGAAGGAGAAGGTCTACTTCAAAGACATTCCAGACGGATCAGCAGGCATGTTACCGGACATGGTGAACCAGCCGCCTCATTACGCAGACTCCGAGATCGAATGCATAGACGCGATGGTGGCTGCCTTCGGGCGCGAAGCCGTCGCCACTTACTGTCGAATTGCCGCGTTTAAATATATATGGCGTGCAGGCAAGAAGTTTGATGCAGAAGAAGATTTAAAAAAAGCAGTC